AAGAAGGTCGTGCAGGCCATTTCACCGGCCATGGTGGTGCCCACAGAGTCCCTGTAGCCGTTGTCGCCGAGCAGGAAGAACTCTTGGGAAGTAGGTGCAGGCGTGTACTCCGCCTGAGTCAGACCTTTCAGGAAGTTGAACGTAGCGCCAGAGGGAGAGGTATAGGCGTTACCGGTGTTGCCACTGCCGTGAGATGCAGGGGTGAGTCGGGTGCCGCTAGGGTCAGCGATCCGCACGATGCGGTCCCGCCCCTTTGCAAACGCACCTCCAGGAAGTTGAGCCATTAGCTTATCTCAGTGTGAATTGAGTAATCGGGGATAGTTACTTTTAGGGATTCGTAAGATATGTCCGTTTGCGGTGTATGTACCGCTGTATCCATATCAGGAAAAGCCCGAAAAAGAAGCAAACGAAGATTGTCTAAGGTGACCGATGTGTCGTAACTGGTAAGCGTTACGGTCCAAAAAAGATTTAAGAAGACCGCCTGAGACATCGTCGGTAAATTCCGTGCTTCCGGTACTTCATCTATGACACATTCTGTGCCTGTGATTGTCCAGTCCTTCGGAACTTGCTGTGAACCCCGAACCCAAAGGGCGGGGGAAGAGGAACCATCAGGAAGGTTATAGTTTCCCAAATAAGTTCCAATAATGGAGTCTACGACAGAGCGTACTTCTGATACACTAGCCATCCAACTCTCTCCTAAGTCTATCAGCGAAGTCTTTTAAGGGCTTTACCTCTTTCTCGGCATCTTTTGTCCAGCGACGTGCTAGAAGAGTTTTGCCATTTTTCAATGCAGCGCCTTCATGTACGACTGCTGAATAGTCAACACGCCATGTCCACTCGACTGCAGTAGCACTGACATTTTCACGACGTTGACTTGACCGGAGATTACCTAGATCAACAATATCTCTAGGAGCTGTGACCTCTTGACCATTCTTACGAATGGTTTTGTTAGGCCAGTCCCATTTGACATCGGAAATCTGTTTTGTGAATTCCGCGCCGAGTTTTCCAGCCGTCTGAGCCAGTGCAGTCTTGACGGCTTTGTCGAACTCGCGACGCAACTCATGTGGCTGAATGTCTCTTGCCATTAGCCCGCCGCGCCTGTTTGCTCGAACACACCAGCGAAGCTCTGGAATTGCGTAGCCCTGGCGTAAGGCAGCATGTTCGTGCCTAGGTCAACCAGACGTAGACGTCCGGTCACGCCATTGATCGTGGCGTCGGCATACATGCCTGCCTTGATCTTGGTGCTGAAGGTCGCGGGAGATAGCAGCTTTCCACTGCAACGACTCTCCACTTCGTTCACGCCTTCTTTGTTTTCGGAAAACTTCCCGCTGAGCTGGACGTTACAGATATACGTCTCGTTCGTGTCGTTTTGAACGAGGTTACCCGTAGCCTTGTCAGTGGAATACGACGAATAAACCTTGAAAACCAAGGTTGTGTTGTCAAAAGGTGAGTAGGAGCCCATCAGTAACTAAAGCCAGTTAGCTCGACTAGCCCCTCCCGCAAATAGAGATAAGTAGCGCCATAGGTCGTGTCCGCAAGGGTGTACCCTGCAGCTCCGACGTACTTCTGGACGCGAGCGTTCTGACTGACGCCGATTTGGCTGCCGATTGATTGTGTACGGCTGGCGAGCAGATGAGCCGTCATGTAGTTGACGGCGTCATCGTATTGATCGCCCCACAGGTCGGAATCGTTCTGACGCTGCGATTCGGCAATGGTGGCGGTAATCACAGCACTTTCCAGGTTCGAGAACTCTGGAAACCTTTGAGTAAAGGTTGTAGCTGTGACGGCCATCAGCCTTCTCCTTCGGTAATGCTACGAATGCGCTGCTGGATTGCGTTTTTGACACGCACCCGGTTTTCGGCGGTATCCCACTCTTTGAGCAGGTCCAGGTCGAAGGTCTTGTTGATGAGGGAAAGTGCATCCTTTACAGGCTTCTTGGCGAGACCGCCAGTTGCCTTAGGAGCATCAACCACTACTTCAAGGTCTTCTTCGACGGTCAGTGCGCCGATTTCGAGGAGGTCAGCGACGAGAGGCATCTCTTTGACCTTCTCCCAAGTAGCAGGGTCAATGTCGCGATTGACCCCACTCTTGAATTGCACATGCTCAGGACCACCCAGCTTGCCCCCAATGATGGAGAAGCCAAGAGTGACTTCTTTATCGCGAGGGGGATTTTCGAGCTGGGGAGAGTAAGTAACAATCATTGTCTGAAAAAATAGGTTTGATCAGGCCTTCTCGACGTAGAGAACGCTCTTGGGGTAGTAGATCGCGGTGCCGCCGATACGGGCATGGGATGCCACGGTGAACTCCAGGCCGGTGCGGACCGGGGGGAGGAACTCAAGGGTCTGCGGGATGTGCAGTTGCAGCTTCTCGGGGCTGCGGTCGTAAGCAATGATGGTGTCCTTGGACAGCACAGACTTGCTAGCCGACAGCTCGTTGATCGGCTCGATGGAGCGGATGAACGGGTTGGTCCGCAGGAAGAATTCCATCACAGTGGTGTCACTGGTGCTGGAACGAGCGGTGGTCGAAATGATCCTATAAACGGAGTCATAAGGGACCAGAAGGGTGTTAGGGGTCTCCTTCTGGTTGGAGCCGTTCACAATGCGGGTGGCAGCCTCGTTGAGGATCTCCAGCATCTCGTCGGTAGTAGTCGATGCGCCGTCGAACCACTTGTTCGGGACGATCTTGTCTACTTGGTCAGAGTTGAACAGGCCCTTCATGCCGGAGGGAGCATCGCCGAAGAAGGCAACGTCCTGCACTTTCTCCTCGTATGCCCTTGTGACCGCGTTCGCACGTCTTTGCTCCAAGTTCATTCCAGGAACCTGAGCAGCAGCTCTCGTCTCTTGGATTGTATACGCAAAACTCGCCCCAAGGCTACGAACAGGAAGGGTAACTTCCTTACGCAGGACGTCAGCGCGGGGAAGATCACTGCCCTTGTCGGCAATCATCTTCATTTGGCCCTGAGCATCAAAGATGCGGTAGGTGTAGGAGTCGCTTCCAGTGGCGACTTCGGTGCTGATAGGCAGCACCTGAGAGTATTTGATGTCGGCATAAATGACCTCGAATGAACGATTCAGAATCGTCTCTAATTCGCGGGCTAAAAACAGACCGACCTCGTCGTTACGGATGTCAGACATTAGTTAATCCTCCTTATCAAGTGTCGGCAGTAACAGCCAGACCAGGAATATCGATCTCCAGGAGAGCGATATCACCAGCGGCACAAGCGCTCAGCCAGCGAGCGCCAGCAGTCACCTCGAAGGTTTTGCCAGCAGCAGCGGTCTTGCCGAAGCGACCCTTGTAGGAACCGTCGGATGCAGCAGAAGCACCGTCGGTGTGATACAAGCGGACAGCGTCACCCAGGGCGATGGCGTCCTTGGAGTAGACGTACACAACGCCTTTGCTCAAAACGTTCACCATCTCCTTGTCGGGATAGCCAACGCGACCATCGGCGGTTTTGGCGTCGGCGTTGATCTCAAAGGTGTTGGAGTCAACAGCGATGCCGAGGATGCCGGTAGCAGAAGCACCAGCGGGCAGCTTTGCACCGTCGCCGGATGCAGCGCCGTCACGGATCAAAGCGTGACCGAAGGGGATAGCAGAGCCGGTCTCGTTCGTGAAGGAACGAGCAACGTAAGCCTGCAGATCGCCAATCAGACCCTCATGACCCTTTGTGAGAGTTTGGGGATAAGCACCCTGTGCCCCGATGGGGCTCGAAACCAGGGTTTCAGAGTAAGAAACAGCCATTAGATAAATCTCCTATCAAGCGTTGGCAGAGAGGTCAGACTTCCAACCGTTCACAAGACGCTCGCGGTAAGAGTCTTTGGCGTCGAACTTCTCAGATGCCTTGACCTGTGCAATAGCGGCACGGACTTCGGCAACATTCGAGCCGTCCTCTTCGGGAACGAATTCGGAATCAGCTTTAACTTCCTCTTGATCCTCTTCAATGTCCTCCATAGCAGCGAGAACACCGTCCAGGACACCCAGGAGATAGTCAGCGCTTGCGTCGGAACGAGCTTCCTTTTCAAAGACGTTCTGATATGCGATAGCCATGATCTGGGCCTCATCTTCGCCATCGAACTTATAGTTTTCAGGCATGATTGGGGCAAACTTATTCAGAGCTTCGAGGCGCTTGTTCACTGCATCGTTAATCTCTGCAGCATCATTGCGTTGCTCAGATGCAGCAACAGCCTCGGCCAGTTGCTTCTCAAGCTCTGCAATTCGCTCTTGGCTCGCATCAATGCGATCTTGAACTTCAGTTTTTTCGGTAACAACGGCCTGAATTTTCTCTTCCTGCGCATCCAGCTTTTGCTGAAGTTCCGCCTGG